AATGCGCAGCAGCAGAAAGAAACCGGTGCACCTAACCCTGCCGAATACTTCAAATAAGGAGCCAGAATAATGGCACGCTATCGTCGCGTTAATATCGACGGTCAGTCTCTGTACAAGACCGAAACCCGCGTTACTGCCGCAGCCTTGCTGCCCGGTACCGCTGCAGTCATCAATGACGACAATGAGTTTGCGCAGGCAACTGCGCTGGCTGGTCGTATCTACATCATCGATGTTGCCTATCATCAGGGTCTCAAAATCACTGAAGCAGTGCCAGCCGGCGACTCTGCAGTGGGTAACTACGTAGAAGAGGGCCGCGAGCTGGCGCTGCTGTGTGTGGCGGGGACTTATGCCAAAGACGACCCAATCAAGCTGGGTAGTAATGGGCAATTTACCAAAGCTACTGCAGACACCGATTCGGTGATTGGCTATAGCCAGGACGATGCGACCATCGCAGCCAGCACTACCGATTTCATCCGCGTGCGTATGCGCGTCGGTACCGTAGCCGCTGCAGATGCTGGCGCTTAATCAGGAGAATAATAATGTATTTTACCGCTGAATCACTGGCTACTAACCGCCGACTGCAAGGGCACTGGAGTGAGTTGTGGGCCAACCGTGACATTTATAACGCCCAGCATGACATGATGGTCAACGCGTACCGCACGCGCATGACGCATGAAATGCTGGCGGCGAATGCCATCGGTGGCTTTACACGTGAATTCTGGGCCGAAATTGACCGCCAGATTATCCAGATGCGCGATCAGGAAATTGGCATGGAAATCGTCAATGACCTGATGGGTGTGCAGACCGTGCTGCCGATCGGAAAAACTGCAAAGCTGTATAACGTCTCCGGCGATATCGCGGATGATGTGTCTATCAGCATCGATGGTCAGGCGTCTTACTCTTTCGATAATACTGAGTTTGGTTCTGATGGCGACCCGATCCCGGTATTCACTGCTGGTTACGGCGTTAACTGGCGCCATGCTGCCGGACTGAGCACTGTCGGCATCGATCTGGCTCTGGAGTCCCAGTCGGCCAAGATGCGTAAATTCCACAAGAAGCGCGTCGACTTTTACCTGAACGGCGATGCCAGCATCGTGGTTGATGGTCTGCCAGCACAAGGTATGAAAAACCACCGCAACACTCAGAAAATCAACCTGGGTAGTGGCGCTGGCGGCGCCAACATCAATCTCACCGCCGCTACACCGGCTGAGCTACTGGCATTCTTTGGCCCTACAGGTCCATTTGGCCTCACTGCCCGCCGTAACAAGGTTACAGCTTACGACAAGCTGTGGGTGAGCCCTGAAGTCTGGGCCAACATGGCTAAGCCGTATCTGGTGGATATCAACACCGGCACAAATGCGCTGCTTAGCGGAACCGTTCTGGATGCGATCAGCAAGTTTATTCCTGCTAAGTCTATCCAGATGACCTATGCACTGGAAGGTAACGAGTTCCTGGCGTACGAGCGCCGACAGGATGTGATTTCTCCTCTGGTAGGTATGGCTGTGGGCGTTGTACCGCTCCCGCGCCTGATGCCGCAGAGCAACTACAACTTCCAGATCATGTCCGCAGAAGGTTTGCAGATTAAGAAGGACGGCGAAGGTCTGTCCGGTGTGGTCTACGGCGCTAACCTGGCTTAAGGAGCAATCATGGCTGAAAAATACGAAGTGGTTAAGCCGTGGCACGGCGTTGCGCTTGGTGACGTTGTTGAGCTGGGCAAAGTTCATCCGTCGCTGAAACCGCATGTGCGCAAGCTGTCCGATAAAGCTGCTGCGGAACTGGTACCTGCAACCCCGGGCGCTGGCACTGACAACAAAGCGCGCAAAGAGGCAGTCATTGCCCGACTCGATGCGCTGGGCATTGAGCATAAAGGCAACCTGGGCCTGGAGAAGCTCACCGAATTGTTGCCGAAAGGTGAACTCGAAAAGCTTTTCCCTGCTGAATAACGGCCGCCTCTAAGGCGGTTTTTTATGCCCTCTTCGGAGGGCTTATCAGAGGCTCGCATGATTACCACAGTACAGGCCAAGGAATATCTGGAGTCAGTCGGTATCACGCTGCCTGATTTCATTCTGCAGGCTCTTTTAGAGCAGGCTGGCAGCATTCAGGAGTGTCTGGATGCGCATTACCCTCCCGCAACCGCTCTGCTAATACAGTCCTACCTGCTGGGGCTAATGGCGCTGGGGCAGGGTGACAAATACATCAGCTCTCAGACAGGGCCCAACGGCGCATCACGCTCATTTCGGTACCTGTCTTTTGCTGACCGATGGAAAGCCTCTCTGGGGCTTCTGAGGGGGCTAGATAAGTATGGATGCGCTACAAGCCTGATCCCGCCTGATCCGACTAACACCGCTTTCGCTGGCATCTGGATTGCCAGGGGCGGCTGCATGTGCAACGGGAGTCGATGATGGCGTTGATATCGGTCAAGCAGAGGCTTCCTGAGCCCTTCGTAAAGGTCTGGGTTATCACTGACTGCGGGCGGCGGGTCACGGGTTACGTTAAAAGTAACGGTGAATGGTATTTGCTGTGCCGGAAGGTAGCCGCTGAGAATCCGGAGGTTATCCGGTGGGAGGATAATAGTGTCAGCCACGGCTAACTGGTCTTACACCAATGTCGCCACTGTCTACCCTCGCGTCTATGACGACTGGAACAACACCTGGACAAACGGCACACCATACCTGATTGACTGCACCTGGACGGCTAACAATGAGGTTGCGGTAGATGCCAATGGTAAAGAGTTCACCACTAACCTGATTTTCTTCACTGAACTGAAGCGTAACGGCGTCAGCTCAACCATGCCGCAGCGAGACTGGTACATCGCCAGAGGTGACACATCGGCGCTATCAGATCCGCTTAAAGCAGGTGCCAACGTCATTCGGGCCGTAACCGACTGGGATATGTCATTTTTCGGTGAAGAGCCCGACTACAAAATCCTGACGTGAGGTAATCATGCCCGTTAAAGGTATCAAGCGCGTCCAGATGAACACCCGCAAGGTGCTGGCAAACATCGCTGGGCCACGCACCGAAAAAGTGCTGACTGAAGTAATGATTGTCGGTTCGTCTTATGCCGCGGCACTTACCCCCATAGATACATCCAATCTTATCAATAGCCAATACAGGACGCTTGTATCAATTCCGGGCGGGATGCAGGGAAAGGTCGGGTACACGGCTGCATACGCTGCCGCCGTTCATGGCATGTCAGGGAAGCTAAAAGGTCAGCCGCGTGAACATTTTGGCAGAACTCGCGCCGGAAAAGAATTCGGTGGTGGAACGGGGAAAGGCAATTATTGGGATCCTGATGCTGAGCCGGGATTTCTGACCAAAGGCTTTGAGCGCGACGGCCTTAACGAGATTAAGGCCATCATCAGGCAAGGATACAAAGTATGACGCGTAGCGAGGTGTATGACGCTCTGAGAGCGTGGTTGCAGTCCCACGGTTTTGATGTCGGCTATCGCGTCCAGAAACGCTTCTGGAACGAGCTGGAAGGAACTGAAGTGGAAAGATACCTCGTCATCCAGCAGGGCGGTGGCGGCAAGCCTGATGAGGCCATAACACGAGATTATTTCAGATTCCTTGTTCTTTCCGGTCAGAACGACAGCGACATTAACGAAGTTGAAGACCACGCTGATGCAATACGTCAGGCGATGATCGACGACTACCAGACTGAGTGCATCATCTCGATGCAGCCAATCGGCGGTATCCCCGCCATCCAGACCGAAGAAGGTCGCTACCTCTTCGATATTTCATTTCAAACCATCATTTCCCGATAACACGGAGATAAAGACATGGCATGTGAAGCTGGTGCTTTCACAGGGCGTGATGTCGTCGTTTACTACGCGATTGGCTGCCCCGAATCACAACCCGCCAACGGTGACTATAAGCGCCTTGGCATGATGCGCGGGAAGACTGTTTCCGCCGAATGGGATACTGCAGACGCTACCGCTGATATGAGCGCAGCGTATACGCAGGAAAATCTCGTAACCTACAAAAACATCTCGTTCTCTGGAGACGGCGTTACCCGCAAAGAAGATGTCTATGCGCAGAACGCGTTGAAGCGTCACGTATATAACCCGCCGGCAGAGACCAGCAATCAACCGTATGTCTGGCTGAAAATCATCTCTCCAAACGACATCACCGAAGGCCCGTTCATGGTTACTTCGTGGGAAGACGAAGCTCCTCATGATGATGTGGCCACATGGTCTATTGAGGCATCAAGCGCGGGGCAGGTGGACGTTCGTGATGTTGGAGCAGTAATCACGATCACTACGCAGCCGCAGAACCGCACGCTCACGGTGGGAGATGCACTAAACCTGTCTGTGGCGGCAAATGTCTCTGACGGCTCCACTCTGACCTATCAGTGGAAGAAGGGCGGAACTGACATCTCTGGTGCGACGAACGCTACCTACACGAAGGCCAGCGTCGTTACGGGTGATGCGGGTTCTTACTCCTGTCAGGTTACATCCTCAACCGCCGGCTCGGTAACCTCCAGCCCAGCCACTGTGACCGTGAACGCAGCCTAAACCCATGGGAGGCTTAGCCCTCCCTCTTGTTGAGAGTTTCCATGAAAGCAATCACCGATATCGGCCAGGCCGTCATTCGAGCAGGCGGCAAAGAGATATTCCTCAACCCTTCATTCCTGGCTATGTCCCGAATCGGCACGCCTGAGCAAATCGTTGATGCTTTCGTGAAAGTTCATGCAGGCCATTACCCAAAGCACAGAATTGCTGACCAGCAGATACTCAAAGCGGCTAATGCACGCTGCTTTGCAGACATGGCAGCAGCTGCAGCTAACGTAGTCAGGCATTGCTCTGAAGGCGACATTGCTGAAATCATCGGCTCTTACTCAGTGACTACGGCGGGACGCCTCGTGTTTAAGCCTGGCTCGTTGCCAGTTGAGGACGTCATCCAGCTGGCGCGTCACCTGATTTTGCATGGCGTAATGGGTGATCAGCCGCCCGAAGATTTCGAGAGCAAGAAAGGCGAGTACAGCGATAAATTCGATGCCCGTACATTCGTTTATACCGCAGTTGCCCACCTCGGGATGAGTGAGGCAGACGCCTGGAACATGACGATGACCAGCTTCCGGGCTGCCATGAATGCTAAGTTCCCGCAGAAGGATAAAGGGAAGGTGCCAACCCAGGAGAAATACGACGAAGTTATGGACTGGGCGGAGCAGGTGCTGGCAATGGATGCACAGAGGCATGGTCCGCATTAACAACCTACGAAATGAAACGATAAGCCCTGCGTCCGTGGGGCTTTTTTGCATCCGCAATAAACCCACCGCGCTTCACACGCGCACGTTATAATCCCAGAGCCTACAGAAAGCGAGCCTGAGAGTTAGTTGTACTCTGGGCTGCTATCTCTGTGTGACAGGCTCACTTTCTATAGGTAAACCTCATGCACTATCCAACCGTATCTGTAAACGAAGTTTCCGTTCGCGTTGATGACGAAGGGCGCTACAACCTCAATGATCTTCACGCTGCCGCAGTGGCTGAGGGCAAAGCCACGGAATCACAGAGGCCAAGTAACTTCATCAAAAGTGGGCAAATTAAAAAGTTTGCGCAAGAACTGACCAAAGCTACAAAAATAGCTTCGGTCAAGATTATCAAGGGTGGTGCTCAGCCTGGTATATGGGGGTTAGAGTTGGTGGCGATTCGCTATGCCGCATGGCTTAGTGTTGAATTCGAAATAAAAGTGTACCAAACCTTTCAGTTGGTGATCCGAAATGGCATCAGTGCCATGTCCCGCCTGAACAAAATTGACCACATCATCAATACTGAAACCAAGCAGATCAGCCAATGCGCCAGCCAGATGGCCAGATGGGGTTCCGGCGGCCGCAAGCAACTACTGAACGCAGCACGGGATCGTGTTGCTGATGAAGTTCAAATGTATTTGCCTGGCATTATGTAGGCAGCGATAACCCGCTTAACTGCGGGTTTTATTTGATCATAAAATCCACGCTGTTAAGATGTTTCCGATTGCAATCAAAGGAAACAAAAATGAAAAAAGTAGTTGCTTTAGCTCTCGGGGCTTTAATGCTGTCTGGCTGTACTGTTCGTGTTGCTGATATGACTGTAGGCAGTACCAAAAACTATAACCTGAACGCAGCTAAGTTTGAAAAAGGTCAGCGCGTAACTGGTGAAGACAAAGCTCCGATTGTCATTTTCCCTCTGGGCATTCCTAGCGTCAAAACAGCAATGGATCGCGCCATCGAAAAAGATAAGTGCTCTGTAGGTTTGAGCGATGTTGTTATCTATCAGCTTAACCATGCGTTCCTGTTCGGCACGTATGGTTTCCGTGTTGAAGGTACTCAAATCATCGATAAATCTCAGCTTGGTTGCGAAAACCGCTAGTCTGCTGGGTATACTGACAAGCCACCTCCGGGTGGCTTTTCTTTTTCGAGCGGGAGATCCCTGCTAGGATTCCCTCATCTTTTACCAAAGGGGATAGTGAAGTGGTTTACTGAATTTGGCCACCTGAACAGAGGTGATATGCTCACCTCAGAACAACACAGGTGTCATAATGAAAAAAAGAAATTTCAGCGCAGAGTTTAAACGCGAATCCGCTCAACTGGTCGTTGACCAGAACTACACCGTGGCAGATGCAGCCAGCGCTATGGATGTCGGCCTTTCCACAATGACGCGATGGGTGAAACAATTACGTGATGAACGGCAGGGCAAAACACCAAAAGCCTCCCCCATTACCCCGGAACAAATTGAAATCCGTGAGCTCAGGAAAAAGCTACAACGTATTGAAATGGAAAATGAAATATTAAAAAAGGCTACCGCGCTCTTGATGTCAGACTCCCTGAACAGTTCTCGATAATCGGGAAACTCAGGGCGCGTTATCCTGTGGCCACTCTCTGCCATGTGTTCGGGGTTCATCGCAGCAGCTACAAATACTGGAAAAACCGTCCTGAAAAGCCAGACGGCAGACGGGCTGTATTACGCAGTCAGGTACTTGAACTGCATGGCATCAGCCACGGCTCTGCCGGAGCAAGAAGCATCGCCACAATGGCAACCCAGAGAGGTTACCAGATGGGGCGCTGGCTTGCTGGCAGACTCATGAAAGAGCTGGGGCTGGTCAGTTGCCAGCAGCCGACTCACCGGTATAAGCGTGGCGGTCATGAGCACGTTGCTATCCCGAATCATCTTGAGCGACAGTTCGCCGTAACGGAACCAAATCAGGTGTGGTGCGGTGATGTGACCTATATCTGGACGGGTAAGCGCTGGGCGTACCTCGCCGTTGTTCTCGACCTGTTCGCAAGAAAACCAGTGGGCTGGGCCATGTCGTTCTCGCCGGACAGCAGGCTCACCATGAAAGCACTGGAAATGGCATGGGAAACCCGTGGTAAGCCCGTCGGGGTGATGTTCCACAGCGATCAAGGCAGCCATTATACGAGCAGGCAGTTCCGGCAGTTACTGTGGCGATACCGGATCAGGCAGAGTATGAGTCGGCGTGGAAACTGCTGGGATAACAGCCCAATGGAGCGCTTCTTCAGGAGTCTGAAGAACGAATGGGTGCCGGCGACGGGCTATGTAAGCTTCAGCGATGCAGCTCACGCAATAACGGACTATATCGTTGGATATTACAGCGCACTAAGACCGCACGAATATAATGGTGGGTTACCGCCAAACGAATCAGAAAACCGATACTGGAAAAACTCTAACGCGGTGGCCAGTTTTTGTTGACCACTTCA